TATGCAAGCGTTATAGGCTATTTAAAGGTGCTTTCTGAAAAACTTAAAAAAATTGAAAAAATTGTTGTTGATCAAACAGGCGCTGAATATTTCGTTGAAGATTTACAAAAAACTGTTGATGTGCCTGTTGAAGGCGTTATTTTAACCATGCCTAAAAAAGCTGAAGTTATGGGTAATTTAAAAACGCTTATGGAGAATAAACGTTTAGCAATACCATATGATGCTGAATTAATAGCTGAATTAAACGCTGAGCGTTTTGAATTAACTAAAAGCGGTCATATTCAGTTTAGCCACCCTGAAGGCACCCATGACGATAGGCTTTGGGCTTTAGCCTTAGCCAGTTATGGAGCTGAAAGGTTGAAAGAAACTGAAAAAGCCCAAAGCAAAGTTGAGCCTGTTACTGTTTCATTTTAATGGGTGGCTTGGCTTAATTGAAAATTACTATTTTAGTGCTTAGCGATTTGCATGTAGGCAGCATTTTTTCAGTTTGGCATCCCGAATATGAAGATAAGCAAGGTGTTTCTTATCCGCTTAATCAAATGCAGAAAATGATTTGGCAATATTGGCTGAATATGTGCGAAGAATTGAAGGATGAAAAACCTGACTACGTTATTTTAGCTGGAGATATAATTGATGGGGTTCAACCAGCAAACTATGGAAGAACAACGATGACTACTGATTTAGATGATCAAGCTGCTTGCGCTGTTAAGCTGCTTCAAATGGTTCCATTAAAGCGGAAAGAATACTTTGTTGTGGTTGGAACAGACTACCATGAAGCAAAATATAATGATGTTCATTATCAAATTTGCATGAATTTAAATAATAATGATCGATACTTTTGGCTTGATACGATGGGTTATATTCAAGAGGAAGATTATGTTATTAATGTGGCGCATGGATCAAGCGCAAGCTTCATTTATCCCGAAACTGTTCAAGCTAGAGAATGGCAATTTATGCTTAGTGCCGCTGAACTTAGAAAAATAGATAGAGCTTGCGATTTAATTATTAGAGGACATTTACATATTTACAGCCTTATAGAGCGAAGCGGGTTTAGATTAAAAAAGTTTCCTAAGTTAACTGCTCCAGCTGTAACATCTATAAAAACCATGATTAACCCCGCTTTTCAAGGTCAAACAGATTATATGCGCAGAAAAAGCCCATTCAAGCTTATTCCAGACATAGGCTATACGAAAGTTATAATTGATGATTTTGGCGTTCATGTTAAAGAAAGAATTTTTGAGCATTTAGGCATAAAATCAATTTCGCGTGTTCCAGCTTTAAGAAAAAGAAATGGAAGAAAGAAATGAAAGAGTTTAATTTAAAAGATTTATTAAGGCAAATTCCAGCTTGGAATAAGCCTATAAAATTTAAAAGCAGAGAGAAAAATTTAACGGGGAATGAAAAGAAAGTTTTAAGCTTCCTTCGTGCATGCGGAAAAAAAGGCGCAACAATTCAAGATATTGTTGAAAACACAGGAGTTAAATTCAGCACAGTAAACATTATTATTAATCGCTTTCTAAATACAATTATTGTTAAGGATAAAGAAGAGAAGCTTAGCAGGTTTGGGCGAAAATCAAGCATATATAGGCTAAGAACTTAAATTGCTGTAAGCAGCTAACTGCAATTCCATATAAGTTTTATAGGGCTTAATTTCTATAGGGGGAGGGGGATCCCCTCCATATTAAAACCCTTCTGATTTTTGATTTTCTTTGATTTTTTAAAGCTTTCTACGCGTAAAATTTTGATTTTTTTGATTTTTCCAGAAAAATCAAAAGGTGTGGAGTTAAGCAGGATATGGCTAAAGGAGGAAAAAGACCGGGCGCAGGCAGGCCTAAAAAAATTGTGGAGCCAACGGTTTTTACGCTTTCAGCTTCAGGCAATTATGAGCCTTTAGCTAATCGCCCTGGAATAGTTATTTTGGATAAGGTTGTTAAAAAGGCAACTGAAACAATTACGCTGGCTGCTTCAATTTCAAAGTATGAACCTTACAGTAAAATGGGACTTGGAAACAAGTTTTTGAATGTTTATGAAGAGGATGAGTTGATTAGAGCGTGCATAAATTTAATTGCGCAGTTTGTTATGGCTGCAGGTTTTGAAACTAAGGTTGAGCCTGAAACTGAGCCTAAAGCAGCTGAATTAAAAGCTTATGCAGATCAGATTAATGCCCGCGTAAACCTTGATAATGTTATTCGCATAGCTATTATAAACGCGCAAATTTTCGGTAAAGCAGCTTTCGAAATAGTTTATGATAAAAATAAGGATCCTGAAATGCTTATTCCACTTGATCCAACACAAATAACGCCTAATATAAGCGAGGATTGGCGATTGCAAGGTTTCGATTATAAAAGCGAAGAATTAGCTTATACGCCTGAGCAAATTCTTTATTTTCCATACAATTGTTTAAGCGGAGATTTGGAGGGTTTAAGCGCTATAGAACCAATATATAACGTATTTGAAGCAAGAAGAATGATTTTAACTGAGGCTTTAAAGGAGGCAGCTATAGTTTTATGGGCTGGAATCGGCATACATAGACTTGATACAAGCGGAACAGATTGGACTAAAGAGCAAATAGAGCAAATAATTCGCCAGCATATAAGCCAAATTAAACCTGGCAAACATATAGCTACAACCGCACGCTGGGATATTCAAATTGTTGATTTAAAACCAAACCTTGAAAATTTAATCGCTACGCTTGAATACCTTGATCAAGCTATAATAGCCAATTTTCAAGTTCCAAGGTTTCTGCTTGGAAGAGAAGAAGAAGTTAACAGAGCAACAGCCTATGCTGAGCTTGAAGCATTCATTAAAGGCCCTATTCAAGAAGCCCAAAGATGGATTAAACGCGAGCTTGAAGCGCAATGGTACAATAGGCTTGCTGAAAAGTTTTTCAAAGAAAAAAATGGAGTAAAAGTCCGCCACATGTGGAATCCAATTCAAACAAGCGATTTCATTGAGTTGCTGCGTTCAGTTGCTCAAGCGTATGATAGAGGACAAGGCTTCCTACCGAAAGAGAAAGCGTTTGAACTATTAAATTTAACAGGTGAGAAACAATGATTAAATTCAATTATATCGCTTCAATTCAACCTTCAGGGGATCATTTAGCTAAAATATTCGTTATTGACACAACCATGAATAAGAATAAATGGATGATTACGCCTGAAGCCAAAGTTAAAGCTTTGCAAAGCTTAATAAGCCTGCCTATTGTTGGCTTTGGACATGATAGCAGTAGAGTTGTTGGTCGAATAATAGATTTTGAAGCTAACAGCGCTATTTACGCTATTGCCAAAATAGAGGATGAAGAAGCCTGGGAGAAAATTAAGAAAGGCGAATGGCGTTACACAAGCCCAAGAATAATCGCTTTTGATGTTGAAAAAACAGCTGAAGGCGAAATAGTTAAAAACTTCGTTTTTGATCATGTAGCGTTCGTTGAGCAACCAGCTTTCAGTCAAATGCCCGCTATACCTTTAACCGCTGATTACTGCGATTTCTCTCAAGTTTTAACTGCTTCGCTTAATCAAGGTCACAGTATTGTGACTGAGCTGCCCTGCAATGAATTAGGGAATAAAGGCCATGAAGGTGAAAAACCTAAAGCCGAAATGGAGGGAAAAACCTTGGAGACTAAGCTTAATCTTCTTGAGGCAGGCGCGATACCACCTCACGATTCGCCTAAAGCCCCTAAGGATAGACCTTGGGATGGTGATGCAGCTAGAGAGCGAATTAGAGGATGGGCTGGCGGCCCTGAAAAAGAAAAAATAGATTGGAATAAATATGCTAAGGGTTTCGCTTGGGTTGATCCCAATGCGAAAGATGATTTCAGCGGCTATAAGCTTCCGCATCATGATGTTGTTGATGGAGAGCTTAAAGTTGTTTGGCGAGGCGTTGTGGCAGCTATGCAAGCTCTTTTAGGGGCTAGAGGCGGAGTTGATATTCCTGAGGCGGATCAAGAAGCAGTTTACAGGCATTTAACAAACCATTATAGGCAATTTGGTGAGGAACCGCCTGCTCTTCACGGAGAGGTGAATAAAAAAATGGAGAATAAAAATGAAATTGTTGAAAAGCTTGAGGCTGAAATTAAAAGGCTTAAAGAGGAAAACGAGAAGCTTACCGCTGCTTTAAAGCAAATATTTGAAGAAAAGCATAAGGCTTTAGTTGCTGAAGTCACCGAGTTAAGAGAGCAGCTAGGCCTACCGAAAAATGAGAAATTAACTGAGTTACCAATTGAAACATTGGAGTTTCTTAAAGCTGATTACGCCAATATGGTTAAGCAAGCTTCAATTGCTAAGCCAAAAGCAAAGTTTGAAGCGAACAGCAAAGAAACCGACGTAATTGAATCAGTTAGAGAAAACCTTTTTGGCTATAGAAAGGGGTGAAATGAAAAATGGCAGCTGGAGATGTAATGTATGAATATGGCTTTTTCCTCTTGCCAACAAGCAAAACCGCCACCGCAGCTATAAGCAAAGGCGATGTTGTAAGCTTAACCGAC